TTCTCTCAAGATCCCCGGCTTGTTTAATAATAGAGCCCATAGATTTTTTGCCTTTTTGTTCTGATATAACTTTAGTCGTATGAGGTCTTCCAAATTTCTTAACTCCAATAGCTGTCGATTTTAATAGCTCGTCTCTCATTTTAGATGATTCTTTTAAACCACCCACACCAGGTTTAAATTTGATAGTACCTGTTCCACTTGATCTAAGATTTTTACCTCTTTTAAGAGCTCTTCCAAAACCTCTTAATGCTTTGCCTACTATACTAGCCATAATTCCTACTTATTAATTTTTTGATTAGGTCTTTTGCCCCATTTGCCATAAGACTCGTCTCTACGATCTTTCATAGATTGTTTCTTAGTGGATTCTTTTCCAGTACGCATTCCTAGAGATTCATCTTCTCTATCTTTGTAGCCTTGTTTCTTAACAGAGCCACCTTTTTTCTTCCCAGCTTTGTAAGGGAATCTGGATTTATAAGGTCTTGTTCCGAAATCGTTTCTCATGTTTTTCTCCTTATTACTTATTAGTATAACTTACGCATAAAGGCAAGTCTATTTCTTCCCATTTCTGAAGATCTGTGTACCCTTTATACCAAATACGCTGGCTACTACAAGGATCCATAAATTTGTAAACCATTTTGGCAGATTTGAAAAGTACTCAAAAAAGACGTTAACCTTCTCTAAAGCCGCCGGATCCTCTGTCCACACCGACCAAGCGAGCACAATTATCGGGAGTGTAAGTATCCCAAGGACGATCTCGTCCTTGTAATCGTTTTGCCGAGCTTCTAAAAGTTTGCCCTGGTATTTTTCTTCACCTCGGGCCATACGCTCTGCATGCATCAATTGTGCATCAGACATAGCCATCTTCGTACGTTGGCGGTTTGCATAAATTTTTCCGCCAGCTTGTAATGCTATTTTTGCTAAGCCGAACCAGGCCATATTAGAACCAAGTTACAGTTTTATCTTTAGATTTAAGCATTCTTCTAGTGCCTTTAATCTCGTTTTTATCGCCTTGAGCAATATAAACGCCTTTTCCTCTAAAACTTGACGCACCTTTGGGATCGATGTGTAAATTTTGAGGAGGCACAGAGACATTATCAGTTTTATTCAAGGAAACGCTTCCTTTTCTACCAACTTTGTCTTTGCTTGCTTTTTCTATTTTAGTCATAGTTTTCCTCTGTTGTTGTATACTACCTTTTCGGACCTTTCAAGGTCTTTACATCCTTCGCTTTCATACGATCAGACGTTAGTTTAGTTTCAGCGGACATGATTGACTTCGCAATCGCCGTATCAGCTCTTAATTGAGCTAAATCTTCGTTTTGTTCAAGCTTATCATCCGTAATTTCTCTATTTTGAACTAATTTAGCCTTATCAAGATTAATTCTTGCTTCAGTTTCTTGTTCTTTACGCTGATTTTCCATTGCTTTCAAGTCAACTTCTCTTGATTTTAACTTCAATAGAGGGTCATGATCGAATTGAGAAGTAATTCTCTTCTCTTCCTGCATGAATTCTTCAGTCATTTCAGCAATTAAGATTGCTTTTCTTGCTTCTATCTTTTGAGAAATTTGTTGAAGCTGCATTTTAGCTTGTGGATTCACAGTGGCTTGTTGTTGAAGCTGTGCTAACATTTGCATTTCTTCTCTAAACTCTAATTGAATCTGTTCTTGAGCCATTAATGAAATATGTTCTAAGCAATTTTTCTGTAAAGCAGCCATAACCGGTGGATTATTTCTCACCATGTTCGTTGCCATGAAATTTAAGTGTGATGTGATGTGCGCTCGGTGGTCTTGACCAGGAAATGCTTGAAAAGGCTTTTGAGCCAAAGCATCTATATTTTCCAAAGCCGGATCCTTGGGAAGAGGAGGCGGCGGTGGAGGTAATACCTGATCAATATTTTTGACCCCGATTGCTTCATACATCTTACGATACGCTACATATAAATTATGCATTTGAGGATTCGACATCGCAAGTTGTAATTCTGTTTGTGCCATTGTAATTCTTTGAGACATAGAGAAGATGTTTGGATCTGCTACGGGTAGTACATCTATTCTATCATCAAAATCTGCTTGTTTAACATTTTTAGCAGCCCCAACCACATCATAAGGGTATTCAGGAGGTAAAAATGTTGAAAATACTTTTGCTAATAATTTAAATTCTTGTTTCATGCTTACATAAAGTCTTTTGTGGATCGCACTCATGACTCTTGAGCCTCTTTCCAATAACGCAATGGTTGTTCCAACCGCTGCACTTTGATTTCCTTCACCGACTTGCATATCAGCAATAGCCGCGAATCTTTGACCTGCAGCTACAACAATACCCATTAATTGTAAAAGCGTTTGTGATGGTTCTTTGTAAGGTAAATTATAAAATGAATCTTTTAAATTTCCGCCTGGTGCATCCACATCTCTCCATTCCCCTGGCTGAATCGGTTGTGCGTCATCTCTGACACGCACTCCTCGTTGTTTAAATCCAGCAGGTAGATTGGATAATGTCCCAGCATCTAATAATTGGCGGAGAGCAGCCGTTGCAGTTCTGCTCAAACCGCCAATCATGTGTATGAGTCCAAATCCGTAAAATCCAAGTCCTGGCAGAAATTTGAAGTGGACAAAATATTGGATTTTTTTCTTCAATGGATCATTGGGCGCAAAGTTCCTTCTTATGGAAAGAACTTTTTGACTACCATATTCGATTGTTACGACGTATGGCAGTTTTACTCCTGTCGGTTCACCCGTTTCAGGATGTAAATCTTCAAATCCTTCTAAATCTAAATTAACATGACACTCTAAGAGTGTATAAAGTTGTTCGTTTCGTGCAGTTCGTTGAGTCCCTTCTAATTTTCGTTCTGCATCTTTTAATCTATCATCTGGTGGATAACTTGGTGCAGCAAGTTCTATATCTCTATAGAAACCAATCACCTGTTGTTTTCTTAATTCATTTTCAGACATCTTTACAATATGCACCACGGCTTCTGCATCATCTAAAGAATTGGCTGTGTAAGGAACGACTAAATCATCTGCAGGTACAAATTTAGATACTGCTCGACCTAGGAGTTCATCGTAGTAAACTTTTTTGAAAGTAGATCCTGCTAAAGGTAAATGAAATAACATCGAATCAAACTCGGGTTCATATTCTTTCATAACATCAAGAATTTGATAATTCATGAAATCTTTAACTCGATCTGATTGAGCTTGTCTTTGTGGGCTTGAGGCTCCGATAATTTGAGTTCTTACCGGTCCATCAGCTGGCAATAGCTCTTTATAAGCTTGCGCTTGAAACTGCGTAACCGCTTCTGCAAGTACTGGGTGAGTTGCGCCACTCGCGCCCTGAAATGGTTGAGTCCTGTTAACATATTTAAATCCTAAAAGGTCTATACCATTAATATAAGCTTGCTCCCAATCTTTTCTGGACATTTTATAATCCATATAATCGCCAGTAAGTTTATTACCGACTGGATCTAAAATATCATCAGGTAAGATATCTGCTAGATTATCAAAGTGTTCTTCAGTTCCTGGAATGTTAGGTCTATTGTTTGGATCAAAATCAATTGTTGCTCCACCTTCTTCATCCGGTGTCACTTCAACAGGACCCTTTTCTTCAATCTCCGTAATATCAACTTCCTCAAGAGCTTCCCGTGAAGGAACCTTCTGATCCGTTAATACGTTCGGGAGAGCTTTATCTATTCGATTGTCTGCCATTTAACTTCTCCGGTTTCTTTGTATCTTGTTTTACTTCTTTTCGCAAGCCTTGTGGATTCGGTCCTCTTAAAGGAGGAATCTGGCTCCATTTAACATGCTTCATATTTTTAACTAACGTTGGGTTTTTCATTTTTTCTTTAAACTCGCTATTCCACCATCAAAGTACGAGACTCTTCCGCCTTTATTGTAATACATCTCATTCAAAGGATTTTGATTTCTTCTTCGATAAGCTTCTAAACCTTCTCTTGTTTCTTTAGCTTCTAAAGCTCCTAGTTGACTTGCATAGTCTAATGGGATTGAGGAATAAGCATCTCTAATGTCTTTTCCTTCCGCAGCTCCCATAAAATAATCATCAAAAATCTCAGGGACTCCATGCGCTTCCGCCTCTTCTTGAACTAAAGGTTTATACCAAAACCACCCTTCAGGGTCTCCATAAAAATCTTCTCCCTTACTCGCTATATAGGATTCTAAATCTTTAGGAGATTGTCTAAGAGATTCTTTTACATCTTCATCAGTTATTTTCTCTCCTCTTCCAAAAGCAACCGCTTCAGGAGAAGTAAGATCTATTCTGTTCTTTAAATCTTCTTGTACTTTATTTCTAATAAACTCTTGTGTAGCTTTCTTTCCAGCCATCTCTTCAGGATTATAAGCCCAATCTTCATTTTCAGAGCCACTTCGATCATAGCCTTCATAAGTTGAATATATATTTTGCATATTAGTTTCATGCTTCTTTATTTTATCCTCTATAGTATTTCTTAGAGCATTCGAAGAACCCTCAGGAAGATTTTTTAATTTCTCACTATAATAATCATGAGTTCTCCAATTATCGATCCATGCATTCGTATCTCTTTTATGTTTTAAATATTTTTGAGCTTCTTTGTTATCAATTTTGTCAAAATCAATTTCTCCCCATCCAGCTAATCCAAAAGTAGTTGCACGTTTAGCGCCATCATAATCTCCCATCAACAAGTGAGGTAAAGCAAAAGCCATTTCAATTGGAACATCCAAAGGGCCTAAAAACCATAGCGCTTTACTAGCAAGACCAGTCGACTTTTTAAATATCTTTTGAGCTGCTTTAGCTTCTTTACCGGTTCCTCTAGCTTTTTTAGCAGTGTCTTCTATCACTCCTCTAATACATTTATCAGGAGATCCTCCTTTAGCCAGCTTTAAACATTTATCAATTTTAAACCCTGCTTCTTTTAACATATTTACCATTCTTTCAGATCCAATTTTTGCACCTTTAATGGTTTCATCTTTCTTTAAAAAAGAACCTCCTAAATATTCCACCAATGTTTTTCGATAAAGTTTTCCTCTTTCCGCCATTTC